GGGGGTTTCGCTGGCCCAAGATCGTGAAGGACGTGAAGCAGCCCCGGCACAAGCACTGCTTGCTGCCCACGTTCGTCTATTGCTACGGCCAGGACAATGCCCACCTTGTTTCCGAGATGAAACTGCCCCGCTGTGAAGTAGTGTTGGCAGACACCCGCCCGTTTCCCGACGGAGCATGCGACCACCAAGTCAAGGGCAGATGGCACCGCCCCTGGCATTACAAGGTCCACTTGCTGCAGCAAGCCGCCAGCGACCACGGCCAGTTGATCTACGCCGACTGGGATGTTTTCTTCGAGCCGACGCGGCCTGAGTTCATCCAGGCGATGCTCGACGAGCTCCCCTCGCACCGGTTCCTGTTGTCCATCTTTGCCTACTGGCGAGTTCTTTACCGGGAACGCCCGAGAACTGATGAATCGACGAGAATGCAACGGTCGGGAGCTTCCGGCAACTGGATGTATCTTCAGGGCAGGGAGTTCATCGACGAGGTTGAACGCAGGATGGACGAGAAGAACTGGCACGACGAGTGGGTGATGAGCCGGTTGATCGACGAGATGGAGGGTGGATTCTGCTCGGAAGAGCGGTGGCTGGAACGGTACGAGTCTCCGTTCATGAAGCAGAAGGACAAGAGGTGCCCTTGGCCCAACTGCAATGATGAAGGCGGGGTTTTCACGGCTGACACCCCTGTTCCGTTTCAATGGACTCCAGTATTCAGGCAACAATGAAATGATCTGGCTTCCCTCGCAGAACATGGTGTTCATCCACATCCCCAAGACCGGCGGCGTGGCAGTCGAGCAGGCGCTGCAGAAGCATTTTCCTGATGCCCAGTGCCTGCGGCACCACTGGCATGGATACCCGGGCCGCCACGTGACATTTGCCCTGCTGCAAGAACATCAACATCCGGCCGGCCTCGCCGAGCCGTTTTGCTTCGTCCGGCATCCGGTCCACTGGTACGTGAGCATGTGGCGCTACTTGCAAGATGTCCGGGTTGGCCGCGAGAAGAAGGGCAAGCGGTACGAGTCGTTTCTCGAGGAATATGAGTGGCATCCGATGCGTTGGTTTGTGGAGCCGGCCAAGTTGCCGTTCCACCAGTTCGTCAAGCAGTTGACTGGAGACAGTCCGGGCATCTACTCTTCGATCTGCGAAGCGTACACCTCCGATGTCGAGATCGTCAGATACTCGGCAACGCTGGCCGAAGACCTCGAGGGATTGTTCCCCGGAATCCAGGACAAAATCTACCACGTGAACGCTTCCAAGCATCCGAAACCCGTCGTGACTCACGGTTTGAGAAGGGCCATTCTTGAATCGGAGCACAAGGTCATTGATCGGTACTTCACATAGGAAAACAACATGATCAACCAAGCGGTGTTCTACTTGATGAGCCATGACGCCCATCTGCCCTACCTGGTCTGCTCGCTGAGCACGCTGAGAAAACACTGGAGCGGTCCTGTTCACGTGCACGCTTGGCGCGAGAGCTGGCCGTTGGTGCAGCGGATTGCCCAAGACACCAACTTGAACATCGTCGCCAAGCTGCGGGAGCCCACGTACAGGGGGAAGAACGACCAGTTCATCGACAAGATCAAGCTGGCGATGAACTACATCAACATGGACCACGTGATCTACCTGGATGCCGACACGACAGTTCACGGGTGCTTGAGCCCTCTGATTGGCAACGTCATGAAGCACTCGTTCGTCGCTACGCAGTTCGGGGACTGGCTGTCGAACCACGGCCAGCCGAAGAACCGGGTCGAGCGGCTGCGGCAGTTCCTGGAGATCGACCAAGAAGCCGTCGAGCTCTGCGTCCGCCACCCGTATCCTTCGCCCAACGGGGGTGTTTGGGCTTGCCGGCCGTCCTCTCCCGTGCTGCCCGTGTGGCTGCGGTGGACGGAAGCTGCAAGGTCAACGTTCATCGCCGACGAGGCCGTGCTGCACCTGATGCAAACCATCTTCCCGCCCGAAGTGTTCACGACGATGACGGGAGGTCGGTTCAACTGTTCCCCGAAGTACCAGCCGTCGAGTTTGGCCGATGATGATGTGGCAATCCGCCACTATCATGGCGACTGCAACGTTCGCCGGGACAAGTCGCAGAAGGGCTGGGACTTGTGGACTCCGATCTTCAGCGAGTGCTTGGTCAACAATGTGGGGGGCATGGCCGAGTGGATCGGCCGGATCAACAACAAGTACATGATACGAGAGAAACTGCTGCCATGAGAGAGATGGACTTGACACCCAACGGTTACCAGTTCACGCGGAACTGGTTTCGCAACCGCAACTTGCCGACGTTCCGTAAATTCGTTCATCCGGAGTTCGCGGCCAAGCCCGTCACCTACCTCGAGATCGGAGTGTTCGAGGGCCAGTCGATGTGCTGGATGGCCGAGCGTGTTTTGACCCATCCGAATGCTCGCGGTGTGGGAATCGACCCGTGGTTGATGACGGTCAAAGCCGACGGAACGATGATGGAAATGGTACGGCAGCGGGCTTTGCACAATGTGGGCCTTTGGCACCAGTGCCAGTTGGTCAGGGGCCACTCGTCCGAGGTGTTGAGGAAGATGAAGGGAGAGGGCCTTGCCGGCATCACCAGGAGGTCGGTTGACATCTGCATGGTCGACGGGAACCACTGGGCTCCCTACGTGCTCGACGATGCCTACCAGTGCCTCCAGTTGCTCAAGCCCGGAGGGTGGATGCTGATGGACGACGTCGAGAACGACGGACGCAAGTGGCATCACGTCAAGGAAGGGCTGGACATGTTCATGAAGAAGTACGGTCGCTGCGTCGAGCAAATCTGGAAGCACAGGTACATGGCATGCCTCAAGAAATTGTGATGATACTGGGAATCCGGATGGCCAAAGTGAGCCGCCGGGATGCCGAGCTGGTGAGGAAAGCCAATGACATCGGCGACAAGCTGGCAGCCAAGTTGATGTTGAAGGGAAAGGCGAACCGGAGAATCTTGTTGCCGACGCCGGAGGAGATGAGGGGACTGCACCTGCTGGACTGCGACGGGGAACTATGAACATCATCTGCCGGTTGGCGAAGGGCCGGTCTCATCCGGCCAGGGTCATGAGGGCGTTGGCTGAAGGCATCGCTGCCGCCGGCGACAACTGTGAAAAACGCAAGACCAAGATCAACGGGATGTTTGCCGACGCCGCCATGTTCGATGCAGGCGTTCAGTGGGGCCGGCGGCACCAGGGCAACTTGCATCTCTTGAGGGAAGCCGGCAAGGACATCGTTCACTGCGAGTTGGGTTGCATCGGCAACCGGACGAAGATGGTCACGGTGACCGTGAACGACATCAACGGCATGGGAGACAAGGTCGTCGGTCGATCGCCCCGCTGGAAGATGCTCGGCTGGGACCGCTTGTTGAAGCCCTGGGATTTGAACTTCAGCCGGGCCTTGATCGTCGGGCAGGTCGACAGGGACGCATCGCTGTGGGAATGCGAAAGCATCCGGCGGTGGTATGCCGAGCAGATAGAATGGTGCCACAAGCACAGGCTCCGCCCGGTGTTCCGGTTCCATCCAGAAAGCAAGCCGGCGCTGTCGAGATTCCGGCCGAGGAATTGCAAGCTGGATTTCGGAACCCCGCTGGAGAAAGCGATGGAAGATTCGGTGGTCGTCACCTGGTCGTCGAACGTGGGGGTCTTGGCAGCACTGGCAGGCAGGCCCGTGGTTGCGATGGGTCCGGTGTCGATGATCTATGGGTGGGCTTCGGACGACATCATCCACCCGAAAACATTCGACCGCAAGGCATGGCTGCACCAGATGGCGTACACTCACTGGACAATGGATGAAATCAAGAGCGGAGTTGCTTGGCGAAATATCCGCCGCAGGTGGCTTCAACCACGGGAGCAAAACAATGACTAGACAGGGCGTGTACCACAACCAAGTGGCCGAGATTCTCAGGGACAGGTTCGGCAGCGATCGAACAATGGTCGGTGCCGAGTTGGGCGTCTGGAAGGGCGAGCTGTCGGCGAGGCTTCTCAGCCAGTTTCCCAATCTGCGGTTGTTCATGGTCGACTCGTGGCAGGCGAACCGGATGGGCGACTTGGAAGTGACCGAACAGTCGATGCTCGAGGCCAAGCACAACACGGAACCGTGGGCCGGCCGCCGGACGATCATCATCCAAGACATCGTGCAAGCTTCCAAGTTCCTCGGCAAGCTGGACTGGGTCTACATCGATGCCAACCACAAGCACGAGTTCGTGATGAGCGACCTGTTTTCCATCTGGCCCTGCGTCAAGCTCGACGGGTTGATCATGGGACACGACTACGACGGGCGATCGGACAGGGTGGGCCGGTTCGGCGTGAAGCCGGCCGTGGATTTCTTCTGCGAACGGTTGGGCTTCGAGGTCCACAAGGGCAAGCAACTCGTATGGTGGCTGGAGAAAAAATGATCGACTACGGGAAGTTTTCATTTGCAGCACCTCCTTGCACGGGTGAGGATTGGTTCATATCGGCCGCGCAGCTGGCCGGTTACGGTCCCGGCTTCCGGCATCATGCCCATGAACCATGGACAGGATCGGACCGAGAACAGTTGCGGGTGTCGATCACGCGGCGGCCCGTTGATTTTCTCAGGGTGGTCTACAGCCGGTTGAAGAATGCCAGGCTCTCGAATGGCATCATGTTCTTTGCCGAGTTGGGGGATGGATCCTTCGAGGAGTTTGCTTCTGACTACATCGAAAAGATGCCCGGCAGGATCACTGAACTGTATAATAGGTACGAATCTGATGTGATGCTGCGGGTGGAAGACACGCCCTGGGCATTCATCGAACTGGCATTGTCGCTCGACACCGATCCGACTCTCGTCAGCACGTTGAGGAGGCTGCCGGTGAACAAGGAGTGCGGCCCGGCTGTTCCGAACTGGGTCGCGAGGGAAATCAAGGAGACAGAAGCAGATGTCTATGAAGCCTACGACTACTGGTAGCGTGCTGATTGTCATCCCCTGCAGGCTCGGCAGCTCCCGGCTGCCGAACAAGCCGTTGCTGAAAGCGGGAGACAAGCCGTTGGTTCAATGGACCTACGAGCAGGCGAAGAAAACGGGCTTCGAAGTTGTAGTAGCAACAGACGAAGACAGGATAATCGATGTGTGCCGCACCCGATCGATCCCGTTTTTCATCACGCAAGGCCATCCGACCGGCACCAGCCGCTGCAAAGAGCCAGCGAGATTGTCGAATGCAGATCGAATCGTCAACTGGCAGGTGGATGAGCCGGAATTCCCGCCCGGTGCTTTGGTCGATGCGCTGACCCTGGAACAGCATGACAATGAAGTCGTTACTTTTGTCGGGCCGATAACCAATCCTGAAGATTGGTACAATCCCCACATTGTCAAGGCATGGCCCGACCGGTGGAGTGCCAGCGGAGTCGCGTTCAGCCGCAACTACGGCAGGGATTTAGCACACATCGGCATCTACATCTTCAACAGGGAATCCCTGTTGAGTATTCGGAACCAAGCAACCCCACCGCAGGGGTTGGAGCAAACGCTGTTCGACCGGAAGTTCGTCCTCCGACATGTCGACGAGATGCCGCTGTCGATCAACACCAAGGCCGATTGGGCTGAGTTCAAGAGGCGAAAGGAATCCCAGTGAGCAAAACCATCCTGTTCGTTTCCCACTGCTACGCGATGGAACACGGCCACTTCGCAAGGGCAATGATGCTCCAGGCCGCCTCGCTTGCCAGTTACGAGGGTCCCCATCAGATCATCTACGGGCTCTGCTACAGCTCAAACGATTGGATTACAACCAACAAGATGACTGAAATCATTTCGTGGCCACCATCCATCGAACTCCTGCTGAGCCCGATGCCCGTCAAGATGTTGGGCAAGAGATGCAACGGCCGGAACTTGCTTGCCAAGATAACTAGCGCTGACGTGGTCTGGTTCACCGACGTCGACCATTTGTTCACGGCCGAATGCGTCAATGCTCTGCTGGCGATGGATTGGCCCGGCGACGTGTCGCTCCGGTACCCCGGCCTGATTCAGATCAGCCGGGACCACGAGACTGGTGACAGGACGATGAACCAGCATGCTGCCAGTTTTCCTCACACATTCAAGATAGATTCGGGCGACTACGTTGACAAGAAGTACAACCGGGCAATCGGGGGAGTCCAGATCGTGAGCGGGCAGTACGCCCGCGAGCATGGTTATCTGGACGGCACGTCGTGGATCGGGCCGTGCGAGAAGCCCTTTCGCTCGTTCAAGGACGACATCGCTTTTCGAGACAGGTGCAAGCAGCACGGGCGTGCCGAACGAATCGATCTGCCCGGGATCTACCGGGTACGGCATCTGACTACGAGCTACCAATGAAACGACCGGCGATCATCAGGGGCATCTGGGGAACGTCCAAGCAGGGCCACTGCGACATGGACCTGCACGGCTCTGCCAAGAAGTCGTTGGCAGAGCCGTGCGAAGCAGTCGGCGTGTTTGGAAAGAACAACAGGGATGTCCTGCTGAACTTGGGATGGCCCAAGAGCAAGATCAGGGTCTTGCATTCAGATCCCAAGCTGGCGCCTGCCGAACAATGCCACTGGATTCACAAGTTCATGATCATCGACCACATGGTTGAAATCTTCGGACCCGTCCTGTGGGTCGACCTGGACGTTCGGATGGTCAGGAAGCCCGATCCGTGGTGGTGGTCGGACCTGTCGAAGAAGGCCCCGTTCCGGTCGGCCTTGTGCGGACAGAGATCGGCCAGGAAGGGAGCATGGTGGAGGGACGCGAGAACTGCCCGTGAGATCAACGAGCCGCCGCCGTCGAAAGCAGTTCGGGGAAGAAAAGCAAAGTTCGCAGCCAAGTTGATGCCGGGCGGCGGCTGCATGTACGTCCGCAACCGTGAGGTCTCGTCCGCGTTGCTGCAACTCCACCAGCAGAATCCCAGCTGGTCCGGCCAGCAGATTCAGGCCCTCTACCTCGACTTGATGAACGGCCGCCGCTGGATGGGAGTTCAGCGCTATCTGGAACGACACGAGATGCTGGGATACTACTACCCGAGGAATGTCTTTCCCGGGCACCCGCTGCTGACCTACTGGCAGTGCGGCGATTTTCCAGAGAGGTACCAGGGAGCACTGAAGCTATGATGAACTGGTTCAAGCGGTTGTTCCGGAGGAAGCCGATCGATCGCATCGATGTTTGGGTGACGGATCGGCACGGGCATGCATCTGCCAAGACGCTGACGATCGACAACCGGTTGGGCAGAGCTCTCTTGTGCCGCGACGAGAGGAACAGTTACTCGATCGTGAAGGAAGACAAGGCCGTCAACCGCAGGATTTTTCGGGCCGCTTTGAAGCAACGAAATCAAGGGCAACTACGATGGGAAGACGACAACGAGCCCGTCAAACTCTAGCTACAACCAGGGAATTGAAGCGGGTGCTGGGCCCGAGACTTGCTGAAGCTCGCCGCAGGGCCGGCATGACTCAGCAAGAACTTGCTCGACGAATGCACACGAATCAGCCAACGATTTCGTCTTGGGAATCTGGGCAGATACCAACCCGCCAGCACCTCGACCGGCTTTGCTCCGTTCTCGGAATCGATCGCGCTCTGCTCGAGCAAGCTCCTTGAACGCCCGGCCCGTCTCTTTGTACGGGCTGTTTCAGATGCCCGTTCCGGCCCGCCCCAGAACCCGTAAAATCCCCTTCTTTTGCAGGGATTGCCAGGAAAATGGGTTCTAACGTGTTACTATCAAAGGGGTTAGGTGGGGTTTACTTTATATAGTAGGGGTGTATAATTAACAATGAGGATGGACCCCTGGCGACGAACCAGGGGGACCGGCCCTCCGAGTTCATTGACAATTCGACCGGCGCTGGCCAAGACGCAACGGCCCTCTCCCGCAGCGGATAGACGAGTGCCCGACCCCCAGGGGTCGGGTGGAACCGTGAGGCAAGAGGCACCAGCCGAGCCAGCCCCCCGCCCCGCGGCCGTGAGGTTCCGGGAGGGAAAGCAACCGAGAAGGACCGGGGCCAGCGGCGAATCCGTATACGCCCCGACCCACCCCAGGAGGCCCGGCGGCAAGACCCCGCCGGACCGCAGGGGGGTAGCAAGACGAACGCGATGCCCAGCCATCAGTAATCTACAGTGCCAAGCCACTCGCTACGCGGAAGACGGCAGCCCGAACCATCCAGATGGTTCGCCCCGGTCCTGACCAGTTCTGACCCTTCTGTGGGTCAACCAGCCCGGCGGGGTAAGCCGGGCTGCGGGTCGCGTGGCATTGGTAGCCACGCCTGACGAGTTACCTCGAAACCCGAAGGAGAGAACGATGAGTAGTATTGCATTGGCGTTTATTCAGATGGCAGCTGATGAAGGAGTACAGGCCGCTACCAACGAGTTGTCCAGGATCAACTTGGCCCTGGAGACAATCGGGGAAGTCGGTAGCATCGAAGAACGTAGGCATGCTGCTGCAATTATGGCTTCGGTCAAGACCGCTTTCCAGCAGATCACCGAAACGAATGCCGTCCGGATCGCAAGCGAGCCGTTCGAGTACCTCGATGAGAACGACCAATTCCAATTGGGAGACGAAGCCCGCGCGGAGAACTCCGGGTGGTTTCCGATCATCGATTCGGTTGGGAAGTCGTTAGCCGAACGGAAAGAATGGGTTGCCGCTCGGCGACCCCGGTGAACTGAGGCGAAACCCGGCTTCGGCCGGGTCCGGTGGAGCTGGCTACTTCACCGCTGACGAGCCAAGCCAACTAACCCGAAGGAGACTTGACATGTCTACTGCAACAACCCATGAGTTCAGCGTTGGCGACAAGGTGATCGTTCAACTGCGAGATCGCTACGGCCATTCGCCCGACCCTGGCCCAATTGTGACCGACGTCATCCGGGTGACGCCGAAGACCGGCCGCCCGACGGTCGAGCTGACCCGCCCGGACGGGAAGAAGGAGAAGCTCCAGTTCAACCCCAGCGACCACTACTACCGGATGTACGAAGCCGTGCCGGATGCTTACGGCTACGGTGTGGTCGGCAACAAGAAGTACACCCGGTACGAGGATGCTCTGCTCTTCCACTACCATCCAGCACTGGTCGAAGCGATCAACGAGAGGATCGCCGAGCAGAAGAAGCAACTGGAGGAGCGGAAGGCAGCTGAGCGGAAGAAGCAAGCCGAGCGGGAAGCTCGTGAAGAGGAAAAGATGAACGAGCTGCACGAGGCGTGCCGGGGCGAGGACGGCATCATCAGGCTGGACGTCGAGCTTGAGAAGATGCTGCCCGACGGCAGCCGGATGTACGTTGTGAGCATCCCCGTCCATCCCAACTACGCGGAGCACAAGGGCGGGTACGAAATGATGATCGTCCGGTGCTGGAACGTGGACCCAGATCGCTTCATCAATCCTGACGGGAAGAAGGTGGAATACGCCGACACGTACTGCAGCGGCAAGACGAGCAGCTTCAGCAGTTGCTCATGCCGGTACGCCGAGACGGACGAGGACGCGCTGTGGGAGGCAGCGAAGGATTGCTACCACAGTTGGTGACGCGTGGCAAGCCCTGGAGAGGATCAAAGCCGGTTCGTTGCCGGCCAGGGCGCCTTGCCCCGGGAGGTCCGGAGCGTTCGAGAAGAAGGAAATCTGACATGGCTACCACACTCACACCGCACGGAGTGGCGAAGATGCTGCAATGGGCATTCGTCGAGGTTTTGGACGACCCGGAAGACGCGATGTTCGAGCTGGTCGACACGCTCAACAGCGCGGTCATGCAGTCGTGCCTCGATGAATCCGTGGCTGACCGCAAACTGAACCGCACCGAGAAACGGTACAAGGACTTTGCCGATGCCTTGGCCGACGAGTTGGACGGATTGGCAACCGAGTTGGAATTGAACGAGGATGAAAACGACTGACAAATAGAAGGAGACCTGAGATGAAACGCTGGATCATGGAGTGCGTCGTCCGCCCCGACCCCGACAAGTGGCCGGAGGACGAGGACCGTTCGGAACGGCCCGTCATCGTCAAGGTGACGGCTGCCGACCCCACTGAGGCCCGGAAGATGGCCGTTCACCAGGCCCTGGCAGTCCGGCTGCTGGTCAGCCGGATCAACAAGATCCGATACGCTGGAAAGGAGGTGGGATGATGAAAAGAAAACCGATAAGCTGCCGGATGCCGGCAGTCATCGTCGAATACGATCTGCCGGACGGCAAACGAAAGCAGAAGCGATTCGAAGATGCATTCGAGGCACGCCGTTTCTGGATCGCTAAGGACAAGAACGGCAAGAACCCGAAGGTGAGGAGGACCGACTGATGCAGACCTTCCTCCCCTACCCAGATTTTCACGAAACCGCTGCTTGTCTCGACCGCCAACGGTTGGGCAAGCAGCGGGTGGAAGTCCTGCAAATCCTGAAGACCCTGGTCATCGGCAGCCGCTGGGCCAACCACCCGGCAGTTCGGATGTGGAAGGGACATGAGTTGCGACTGGCCGAGTACGGATTGATCATTTGCGACCGATGGATCGATCTCGGCTACCGGGACACTTGCCGGAACAAGATTGCTTATCTGGTTTGGTCTCGTGTACGGGGCAGCAACACATCGCCGCCCTGGCTTGGCGATCCGGCATTCCATGCCAGCCACCGAGCCGCGTTGCTTTACAAGGACCCGGACTGGTACGGCCAGTTCGGATGGACCGAAGAACCAGCCGTGCCGAACGACACGGGCTCGTTGCCCTACGTTTGGCCGGTGCAAAAGAAGGAGACCTGAGTCATGAGAAATTCAGACACGTACTTCGAGAATCGTTTCAAAGAATCCGTCAAGAACGCCGGCCCAGTGCCGGAGTTCGGTTCGGATTGGAGCAACAAGATGTCGACTTGGCTGCGCTCGAAGCAGGAATGCTTCGACGGAGCCCACGAATGGGCTACCTGGCTGGCTCAAATTGCCGAGGACGTCTGCGAGTCGTGGATGGACCGGGGCAAGGCGGATCGGCCGAAAGCGGTCTTGCTGGACGCCCTAGACTCCGTCCGTGACATGTTGGACGAGGACGAGACCCGCCCCCGGTTCTACCAGAACCTCAAACGCCGCATCCAGGCCACCGTCTGGAACTGGAGTTCTGGAACCAAAGCCGAACGGGCAGTTCAAGCCCTCCGGCGTACCTGGCAGGCTATCGGCTGCGACGTGCTGGCCTGCGGGGGCGAAGACCCCGAGCAGGTCGTCATGGACGCCGAGGAAGTTCGGGATGCCGTGTCCGCCTGCGGACTGGGTTCCGGTGGCTACGTTGAGATGTACGGTGATGATGAAGCTGCAGTCAAGTGGCTCGGCGAGCAATCCCATGAAAAGCAGGACGAGCTGCTCGCCGAAGCGTTTCCCGCTGGACGCTACGGCATGTGACCTTCAAACAAAACGAAACTCAAACGACGAAGGAGACCATGATGCCTTGTTACGAAGTGAGAACCGTCTCGGTCGAGTTCAAAGCCGAGAACAAGAGCATGCTCAATGCAGCTCTCAGCAAAATCGGCTTGCCGTCGCGAGAGCTCGCCGATGGGCGGCTGGTGCTCGGCACCGGCCAGATCGTGCTGGACTTGGACAACGGCAAGGCTGTTGTTCAGGACGGATGCCAGGGCGAGCTGAACAACATCAAGCGTGCCTACAGCCGCGAGGCCATCAAAGCCGCGGCCAAGAAGTGCCAGTGGAGCTGCAAGCTCCAGGGCAGCAAAGCCCAGATCACGAAGATGAGGTGGTGATATGGCGAAGGATTTTGATGCAGCGTTTCGTACCATGCCGTGCTGCCTAGTCGGCAGTGCCTGCTCCGATGCAACGTCACTTGACGAATTGCTCGATTGTGCACAGACCGAGTTGGATCTGTACGAGGAAGGGCAAGACGGCACGGATGATTGGAGCCGACGGGATGCCAACTCGGTTCGTCGGTTTTTGGAAAAGTGGAGACCATCCCGCTGAGCTTCGGCGGGCAACTTTCAATCAAGGAGACTGAGCAATGAAGAACCAGTTCAACATCGAGATACTCGAGGACGGCACGATCAGTGTCGACTCCGATTCGTTCGATCCCCAGGTGCACAAGTCGGCTGACGACTTCGTCCGATACCTGGGCGAGATGATGGGCGGGCAGGTGACCGTGAAGGAGAAGCGGAGCCACGCCAAGCACCACCATCACAGTCACGATCACGTTCACGGGCACCACCACCACTGATGCCCGAGCCGCCGGCCGGGAGGTTGCTGGTTCGACTCCAGCACGGCGGCCTTGCTCCGGGAGGTCCGGAGCGTTCGAGAAGAAGGAGACTAACAATGAGTTGGACGATCGTGCGGAACGAAGAGGCTTTGCAGCAAGCCCTCAAACTGGCGAAGGGCAGTTACCAAACGGACTTGCTGCTTGGCCGTGAAAGCCTCAGTGGCTCGACCCTGCGGGGAGCCGTCAAGAACTTCGGCGGCAAATATGCGGCCAGTCGGCACAACTTGCTCGACAGGATGCAAGCGGCCGGGATTCCGTTCCACGAAGAGACCGGCGAAAACAACCGGCGACTGCTGGTGATCGGATGAACGGGAACGAGGGCGACCGGGACTGGGCGGTTCGACTCCGCCACGCCCTCCTAGCTCCGGGGGGTCCGGAGCGTTCGAGAAGAAGGAGACCGAGATGATTCGAGCTGTACCCCCAGTCGTTCACTTGAACGGGAGCAGCCGGGAGTCGCTGCTCAACAGCCGGTTTGATGCCATCGATGCCCTGAACGAAGCTGGCGACAAGCTGGCAAAAGCAGGACCGAACAACCGGGATTACTATCCCAAGGGTCCAGAATACTGCGAGCAAGCGATGAGCCAACACGACGAGCGCATCGAGGCTCTCAAGTCCATCATCGCTGCCCTGTACGAAGAAATTGAGTCCATTCAATCCTAGCCAAAAGAAGGAGACCTGACGATGAAACACGTGACGACGATTCCGGCATGGCAATACCGGCTGCTTCAGAGCACGGCCGCCTTGGAGCGAGCAGACACGGAAGAAGAGTGGGAAAGTGCTGCGGGTTGCCTGCTCGACGCGATTGCTGCCACGCCGGAGCAGCACCAGCCAGATGTGGTGTCGACGATCAACGTCAAGGACGAGCGGACAATTTCCACCCGGCTGGCAGAGCTGTTCTTCGGGACGGAAGCCGGTGCTTGCGAGGTGGAGTTCTGGGCTGACACCCCTGAAGCGAACTAGCGATTTCATTCACATCCCGTCAGTTTGATGGGACCAAACCAAGAAGGAGACCGACTATGTACTTGCTTGAGAAACTGAAGCACGCGAGGCGTGCCGGCGTCCCGCTGGTGAGCATCGGAACGCCGGACGCGGCGGCAACCATCAGCCTGGTTGCTGAGAGGCTGCAGAACGGCCCGATCCTGAGCTGGGACGTCCAGCGGGGCGTCTTGCCGGTCAACGAGGCCGGGCAGGATGCGATGTCCTGCATCGACCCCGAGAACACGGTACAGAACCCCCTCGGACTGATCGACGAGGCGGCCAAGCTACCGGCCAAGACGATCCTGTTCGTCCACAATGCCGGCAAGGTCGCCGAGGCTGCCGGGCTGCCCTGGCTGCAAGGAATCTGGAACCTGCGGGACGAATTCAAGGCCGACCGCAGGACGCTGGTCCTGCTCGGTCGAGACAGTGAAGTGCCCGCCGAACTGGAGGGCGACGTGGTCGGGCTGGACGAGGAGCTGCCGACTCCCGAAGAGCTGGAGAAGATCGTCCGGTCGATCGACGCGGCGGCCACCGATGCTTGCGAAGGGCGTGAATTGGCAGATGATGTCACCATCGCCAAGGCGGTCGAAGCCGTGCAGGGCTTGGCTGCCTTTGCCGCTGAGCAGGCTGTGGCGATGGCCGTGCGTCCCGACGGGATCGACCTGGACCATCTGTGGGAGGTCAAGCGGTCGATGATCGAGGACACGCCCGGCCTGAGTTGCTGGCGGGGCGGCGAGAGGTTCGCCGACGTCGGCGGACTGGACAACGCCAAGCAGTACTGTGGCTCGCTGATCCAGGGCCGCCGCGACTACGGGGCGGTGGTATTTATCGATGAAATCGAGAAGCTGCTGGCCGGAGCCACTGCCGGCACGGGCGATTCGTCCGGCACGAGCCAGGGTTTCTTGCAGGTCTTGCTGACCTACATGCAGGACCACGACGTGGCTGGGATGATATTCGTCGGCCACCCTGGTGCCGGCAAATCGATGCTTGCCAAGTCGATAGGGGCCGAGGCCGGCGTGCCGACCATCGCCCTTGACACCAACGCGATGAAGTCCTCGCTGGTTGGCTCCAGCGAGCAGAAGATCCGGCAAGCGATGAAGGTGGTGACGGCGGTCAGCAACGATCGGCCGCTGTTCGTGGCCACCTGCAACGCCATCGCGAACCTGCCCCCGGAACTCCGGAGGCGTTTCACCGCCGGCACATTCTTCTTCGACCTGCCGGACGAAGAAGAACGGCAAGTGATCTGGCAGTACTACCTGGCCAAGTACGAGCTGGACGCCGGACAAGATCGCCCGGACGACAGCAACTGGACAGGGGCCGAGATCAGGGCCTGCTGCCAAGGAGCGTGGGAGCGGAACGTGCCGCTGATCGACGCGGCACAGTTCGTTGTTCCGGTGGCCAAGGCCGATCCGGAACGCATCGAGCGGTTGCGGAAAGAAGCGGCTGGCCGGTACATCTCGGCCAGCTACTCAGGTACCTATAAGCTGCCAGAGCGGGCCAATGTCCGCCGGGCAGTTGGATGATTCAGGTCTCCGCCCGTCCCCTGCCGCAGCTCGTAGCTGATCACGGCAGGGGCGGGTTGCCGCCGGCCGAGACGGTTCATGGCGGGTGCAACTCCCGCCCGGCGGTTTTGCCGAGCCCACTTCGGGCGAGGCGTTCGAGAAGAAGGAGACTGATCATGGGTATGGACGTTTACGGCAAAAGCCCGACGACCGAGACGGGCAAGTACTTCCGGGCTTCCGTGTGGTCGTGGAGACCGCTCCACGGCCTCATCGCAGAGGTCGGATCGGACTTGTTCGACGAGGAGACGCTCAAGTCGATGGGGTACAACGACGGTGCCGGGCTCGACTCGCAGGAGAAATGCGACGAGCTGGCCGACCGCATCGAGAGCTGGCTCGAAACGAACAAGGGTGGGATTACCGTCGAGGACTCGACGGTGCGAGTAGATGAAAACGGATGTTTCATTCGCAACGCTGTCCCCACCCAAGGGTTGTCACCCTACAAAATCGGTGACAGTCACATCAAGGAGTTCGTCAAGTTCCTTCGCGGGTGCGGAGGTTTTGAAGTGCTTTGACGCGACCAAGTCCCGAGGGCATCCGGCAACGGGTGCCCGACGGAGTTGGCCGAGTTGGCTGACCCCACGCCGGCAGGGTTTGCCGGCACAGAAGAAGGAGACTTGTGATGAACCAGTTGAAGAAAACGCGTTGCCTGTCCGTGACGTTCCACCTCCCGGGTGATTCCCGCAAGGGTTCGCTCGGTGACGTGTCGGTGGATGCGGACAAGAGTGAGTTGCGGCTGCAGAAAAAGATCTTTCGCAGCGAGTCGTTTCGCAAGGCACAAGTCATTTCGATCAAGACGAGGCAGTGGATCGAAGCCAGGTCGCTGCCCAGTCCCCTGCGATCCGGCACCTACTTGATTCCCGAGTCGCTCGTCGACGCGGTGGAAGAAAAGTTGAAGGAAGCCGAGAGCGAGTTCAACGCTGCGGCAGACGCCTTCTGCAACGAGTATCCCACTCTGATCAAGAACGCAAAAGAACGGTTGCGGGGGCAGTTCAACCAGAACAACTATCCGCCGGTCGATCAGATGCGCCGGAAGTTCTGGATGGAACGCTTGTTCTTGGACTTTGCCCCCAGCAACGGGATCGAGCAGACTGAGGAACTGTCGAGGGCGATCGACGAGATCAAGGCTGCCCTTCGGTGCGGTCTGCTCGATCTGATCGACAAGTTGTCCGGAATGCTCGGCACGAAGAAGAACGGCAAAAAGCGGGCAGTCACTGACAAGGCACTGCAATCCTTCAACGAATGGATTGCTCTCTTGCCAGAACGCTTGGTGGTTGACGACGCCGAGCTGGTGAAATTGGTCGACCAAGCCAAGGAATTGATGAGCGGCAAGTCCCGGGCAGATTTTCGCGACATCGAATCTGTTCGAACTGCAACTCGCAAGGGCCTGCAAGAAGTCGGAGAACAGATCCGCGGGCTGCTGAAGGACATGCCCAGTCGTTCTCTGTCGTTCGACGATTAGGTTGTGTTCCAAACCCTATAATATGGCGGGTAATTGGAACCATGGAAGATCCGATTCAACGGGCCCGGGCAGCTAACGAACGGCTGCCCGGGTCCACTGTTTACCCAAACACCAGAGGAGACAAGAATCATGGATGCTGCAGCAACCGTTGCACCAGACGCGATGCAAGAAACATATGAAGACATTGAACGAATGATCTTCATGATGGCTTGGAAAGCTGTAGAAAAGTTTGGCGGCGATTGGGACGAGTACTATTCGCTTGCCAACGAGGCGTTCATCGACGCCTACAACTCGTTCAATCCGGAAAAGGCCAAGTTCACGACATGGCTCTGGCACCATGTCACCAGCAAGATTCTGAAGAGCAGGTACAAGAGCAAGCTCGAACAGATGACTGTGGCCGGCGGCGAAGACATCGACCTCACCGTCCATGCAGACAAGAACCGTTTCGACATCGATCGGTTCCTGTTCGAACTCAGCGACAACGCCAAACAGGTGGTTGAATTGCTGCTGGAAAGCCCGTGGGATCTGTCTGAAATCGCTTGTTCGGCAGACGGACCGTCGTGCATTCGTTCCGGCTTGATTCACCAGTTGAGAGACATGGGCTGGACCGTTGCTGCCATCTGCAACACGTTCGGCGAGATACGAGAGGCACTTGTATTGTGACCGAGATTCCCAAGCTGAAACCCAAGAAACTGGGCAGCAGTTGGTGGGTCGTCGGCGACGAGATCGACGGCCCCTACGGCCCGTATCCGACGAGAAAGGAAGCAGCCGAATCGGCTGCTGCCGTGATGGATTTCTATCGCAACGAAGAACGGCGTTCGTTCTTCACGATCGAGTACCAAAGGAAGGAGACGAGAGATGAGCATTCGCGACAGAATGGAGAAGGCGGAAAACATCCAAGAGGCGATGAACCTCGGAGAGGAAGCCGTCGGAAATCTGGATGACTACGTTTCGGACTTCGTCGACGCAAAACTTCCGGTAGTCGTTCAAGAGGCTGCCGCAGCGATGGCAGCCATGTACGGCACCGAGTTTGTAGTCCGTCACAACATGTCAATCGTAGCTGCCAAACGCTTTTGTGACATGATCCACAATCTCTCGAGGGCCTGCTACGCGGCAGGCGTTCGCGACGAGCGGTTCCGCCACCTCAACTGAAGGAGAAAGAATGAAACCCATGCGCTACCAGAAGGAGGTCGTCCGCCAGATGGAACAATTCGGCGGGCGAGTTCTGTGTGCTTGCGACATGGGGTTGGGAAAGACGCCCATGAGCCTCTGGTTCATCGGGCGCAACCGCCCGAAAAGCTTGCCTGCGGTGATCGTGTGTCCTGCCTCGGTCAAGTATCAATGGCAGTCTGAGATTCAAAAAGTCACCGGACGGCAAGCGTTCATCTGCGAAGGCATCGCACCCGGGCTTCCGGTGAAAGAGGACCTGATCGTGATCAACTACGACATTCTCTTTCACTGGTTGCCCGTTCTCAAGAAGCTGCGGCCCGGCACCGTGGTTCTAGATGAATGCCATTACTGCCAGAATCCAAAAGCCAAGCGCACACGGGCAGTTCGTGCCCTCTGCAGCAAGGCACAATATGTAATCGCACTCAGCGGAACACCCATGCTCAATCGGCCAATCGAGATGTTTCCCGTGCTGAACATGTTGAAACCGAGCGTGTTTCGTTCCAGATTCAAATACGCGCTGCGTTACTGCAACGGGAAGAAGAACTACTGGGGATGGGATTTCAACGGCGTGAGCCACTCGGACGAGTTGCACGATCTGTTGAAATCCACGTGCATGGTTCGCCGACGCAAGGCCGATGTGCTGAAAGATCTGCCCAACAAGATGCGGCAGGTCGTGCCGATGCCGCTCAAGAATCCAGAGGAATACGCGCAGGCCAAAAAGAACTACCTGGAATGGCTTGAAGAAAGAGATCCCGAAGCGGCCAAACGAGCCGGGAGAGCCGAAGCCGTGTCGAGAACGGGCGGGCTGTTGAAATTGGCAGCACAACTGAAAATGAAAGCAGCAATCAATTGGTTGAACGACTGGCTTCGCGACACCGACGAGCAGCTGGTCGTGTTTGCAGTTCACCGGGGCGCTGTTCGCACTCTGGCCAAAAGACTCGACGCCGAGACCGTCACGATCGACGGATCTGTGGTCGGACGAAAGAGGGAAGCCGCCCGCCTGGAATTTCAATCTGGAAATGCCCGCGTCTTGGTGGGAAACGTGCAAGCTGCCGGCGTCGGCCTGAATCTCACGGCGGCATCCACCGTCGCATTTGTTCAGCTGCCCTGGCAGCCCGGAGCGGTCGTTCAAGCCGAAGACCGCTGCCACCGCATCGGCCAACAGTCGACCGTGTGGGTTCACTACCTGATGGCCGCCGGCACCGTGGAAGAAAACCTCGCTGGTATAATACAGAGCAAGCAAGAAACTTTGTCGGCTGTGATCGACGGTCGTTCCAACGACGAGGATCTGGATGTACTTGACCTGCTTTTGGAGGAAATGAAGAGATGAACGAAACAGAGAAGATGCAGAAACAATTCAAAACCGTCAACGAATTTCTGGACAAGATCGGTGAATGGAAGAACGACCTCTCCAGATACGGCAACGCCGCTGACGTCGATCAGATTTCCCCAGTCGTCCGCCAGGGCATATCCGGCATCCTGTCGAGCTGGTCGGTCGTGCTGGACAAGTCGGAAGGTGTTGACAAAGAACTCATTCAGCTGATGCTCACCGACATCGTCTCGGGAGTGAAGTCCGTCTACCGAGCCGGCTACCGTGATGGCGGCAACGGCGGCAATCCGCTGCGCCATGCTGCCGGCAAGAGCAGCGATGCCGGTGAAGAACCAGGCGTCTGAGGGAAGACGATGACGATTCAAGACTTTCTCCGCCAGCACGGCATCGACTACCGTGAGGGCGGAAGCCACCGGCATGTGCGCGCTGGCTGGATCGGCATCGATTGCCCGAGATGCGGGCAGGGAACGGGCAAGTTTCATGCGGGCATCGAATTGTCGACCGGCCGTGCCGCCTGCTGGAAGTGCGGCGGCTTCAATTCGATGAAGCTTCTTGCTGAAGCCGCGGGAATCGACTGGAACGCCGTCCAGAAAACTGGGATATCGTTTCTATCGGGCGTAGATGCCCCCAGAATTGATTTCAAGCCGGGAAGAGGGCTCGAATACCCAAAGGGCCTGACAAGCCTCCAGAAGCCACACAGAGCGTATTTGAAGCGACGGGGCTTCGACCCTGATTCCATCGAGACGTTGTGGGGAATACAATCCACGGGGCCGCTGAGCTCCCTGGCATGGCGGATCTGGATACCCATCGAACTCGGCGGGCGGGTGGTGAGCTGGACCACGCGGGCAATCGGCGAGCGGAACCCGAAGTACTTGTCGGCCTCGCCGGAACAAGAACTGGTGAATCACAAGACGGTGTTGTACGGCGAAGATCTGGCCGGGCATGCGTTGCTCGTGGTCGAGGGCCCGACCGACGTCTGGGCAGTCGGGCCGGGCGCTGTTGCTACGCTCGGCTTGAAAGTCACTCCCCAGCAGATCGAACGAATGGGAAACCATCCGATGCGGGCCATCTGCTTTGATTCTGACGCACGACGCCAAGCCGAAGCCCTGGCCGACGTGCTGCAGCAGTATCCCGGTGAAACGCATGTCGTTCAGCTGGAAACTGGCGACGATCTTGCCGATGCGGACGAGGACGAGATCGGGGAAATCAGGAAAGCATTTCTGGAGTGAAACCGTTGTTTTTCAAATCTTCCTGGGTGTGTATAATACGATGATGCTGCCGAGCGTGGTATGGTGTTGCAAGGCAGCACACGAGTTCACTGTTGGAGATGGTCATGTCGTGTTGTCATCCGCCATGTCTTCATTTTGAACTGGACTCTTGGCTGTCTCACCAGTTCAAAGTTTTCGCCCGGCTGGGAATACCACCCCAGCCGGGCTCTTCTTTTGCACGGAGGTTTGGATGAACAACAAGTTTGCCGGGTTCCGCGCTCCCGGTCAAAATTGGTTCCGGATGCCTGCCGAATGGATCGGCATCACGAGTACCATCACCTCCCTCGGTGAAATGAAGATCGTTGAATATGTTCTTCGGCACACGTGGGGCTTCTTGGAGTACGGGGAGTTCAAGCGCATCACGCTCGACGAGTTCGAGAACGGGCGCAAGAAGAAGAACGGCGAGAGGATGGACGGCGGCACCGGGTTGACCAGGAAGTCCATCATACAGGGAATCAAGAAGGCAATCGAAGACGGCTACCTGGAGGAGAAAATCGAGGGGGACAACGGGCGCCTGAGAAAGTTCTACCGGCTGAAGTTGATCGACGGAGACCAGTATACTTCGTTCCCTCTTGACCAGTATACTTCGTATACAAAACCAGTATACGAAGTAAACAGGACCAGTATACAAAGTATACTCCGATCAGAGAAAGATACTAATAAGAAAGAAAGAAATGGGGGCGCTTTGAAAAAGCGCCCACGCACAAGAAAAAACGAAGGGCCGAACTTGGTGCAAACGGACGACTGGGACAAGAAAGCCGCCGGGCACCTGCGGGAAGTACTGGTACTGCATGACGCCGACATAGTGGCTCCGCCGAGAAGCGTCCGAGTTCCAACTCTCGCGAAGCACATCGCAGCTCTTCGTTTCCGCCGAAAGGTCCCGAAGGAACAAGTTCGGGACATGGTCAAGTGGATGAAGATCCACTACTCCGAGCCGTGGTGCCCGAAGATCCACAAGGCTGCAGACGTCTTCGACAAGTGGGGCAAGTTCCGGGATGCGAAGCTCCGGCAGGAATCGGATTCCGGGGAAGTGCCGGAGAACAAGCACCCGAGAGCCGACCTGGTTGCAAGGGTGAGGGAATGGCTCGAGAGGGAAAGGGGCTTGTGGTGCGAGAACTACCCGACCCAAGAAGACACGGACGAAGCGCTCCAGCACTTCGGGGAAAAACCGGGCACATTGAAATGGAACGAGATCGAATAGGATGAAAGCCAGACGCCGCGAGGGCGAAGAAGCACGTGCAGTTCTGGCCGCGATGGCCACGGACAGAACAGTGTTGTCCCGGGTTGCAGGACAATGGACGGGGGAGGGATTGTTCGATGCCCCGTGGGCCAACCTGGTCGGCGGGTGGATGGTCGACCATCTGAGAAAGTACGGCGACGTTCCGAACGGCCAGCTTCGCGACATCTATTCAGATTGGGCCAGAACAACCAAGATGCCGGAGGAAACCGTCCGCGGAGTCGAGCGGTTTCTTCTGGCTGCTGACAGGGAACAAGAAAACGACGGGCAGAAGAACTCGGACTGGCAGCTCGACCGTGCTGCGAAATACTTTGCAGCAGTCAAGGTGCGGCGTGCCATTCAGCGGGCCGAGGAACTGGAAGAACTGGGAAAGCCGGAAGAGGCGTTCGAAGAACTGGCGAGCTTGAAGCGGATCGAGATGGGAGAAGACTCGGTCTGCAGGGTCGTGTCCGACTACGACGCTTGGCGGCAGGCGTATGACCAGGAGAGACAAGATTCGCTGATTTATTACCCGGGAAAGCTGCAGGGGTTCTTGGGCAAGTGGCTGACCAGGGATTCGTTGTATGCCTTCATGGCTCCCGACAAGACGGGGAAGTCGGTATTCTTGCTCGATCTCGCATTCAGAGCGGTTCGAAACAGGTGCCGGGTGGCGTACTTCGACGTCGGCGACAACTCGCAGGACCAGGTGCTCCGGCGGTTGGGGGCCCGTGCTCTCAGGATCCCCTCGGTCGAGAATTTCAAGTCCAAATTGCGCGTTCCGGTCAGCGTCGACCGGGACGGGGAGATTTCGACGGAGACGAGGGAATTTGACGGGCCGCCGACCCAGAGAGCTGCTTACAATGCCGTGAAGAGAACTTGCAGGGGAGTCGACAGGCTGTGGATCTGCTGCAGGCCGAACACGTCGACGTCGGTGGACGACATTTCGGCAAAGTTGTCAAGTTGGGAAAGGGAAATGCGGTGGGTACCCGATGTTCTGGTGATCGATTATGCTGACATTCTCGCCCCGCCGTACGGGGTACGAGACACGTTGGATCAGATAGATGAAACGTGGAAGGCTCTCCGCAGGATGAGCCAGGAAAAACATTGTCTTGTGGTGACGGCGACCCAATCGTCGGCTGCGGCATACGGCGACAAGGCAAAAGTCTTGAGGAAGCAGCACTTCTCGGGGCGGAAGACGAAGTTGGCACACGTGAACGGCATGATAGGAGTGAACGTCAGCGAGAACGACAGGAAGAACGGCGTCGCCAGGTTGAACTGGATAGTGAGACGGGAGGGCCGTTTCAGGGAGAGCTACCAAGCCGTCGTCGCGGGATGTTGGGAATGGTACGAGCCCGTGCGGAGGGTAGCAGAATAAGAACTACTGGGTAGTATAATAGATAGTTGGTACCAGGGAGTACCAGTCAATTGAACGGGATCCAACAATCGAAAGGAGATCCAATGAGTACCAAACTTGTGAGGAAAGACGTGGTCGAGTTGTGCGAAGCGTTGGGATTCAGCACGGCCTCGTCGTGGAACCGCAAGCGGATGCGTTCCAAGTTGCGCGATCTGGCCGAGATGTTCGAAGACAACGACACCGACATCTCGGTGCCCGACGACCACCCGGAAGCCGACCGTTTGAACGAGTTGTTGTCGAAGATCGCCGAAATCGGGGGCGACGTCAAGCTCGTGGAAAAGGACGACGGCCCGGAAGAGGAGTCTGCTGAAGAACCGGAAGAACAGGGAGTGGACGCCGAACTGGAATCGGAGGAACGGGAAGAACCCAGCAAGAAGAAAACCACTTCCAAGAAAACGGAGGAGTCCAAGAACGGCAAGCCCAAGTCGGCCGCTGGTCCGGAATACGAGAATCTTGCCGGTGTTCGCAGCGTCTTGAACCGCCGGTTCGTGGCTGGAACGGTGATCAAGACGCACGGCTTGCCGAAGGGCGTCACGGACGAGATGGTCGAAGAAGTCGACAAGCTGTACGGTTCGAGCAATCCGAAAGCATCACGAAGCCAGCTCACCGATGCATGGCATGCCATCAACGGGTATGTCAACGGTCTGGACGACGCGTGACCTTCGCTCTTTTACCTGCCCCGGCTGCTTGAAATCAGCAGCCGGGGTTTTCTCGTGTCGCAACAGGAGATGAACGATGCTTGATTGGGAAACGATCGGAAAGGGCAAGAAGCCACTGGGGCGGTACGGGCCATGGGTCTGGGCAGTCGAATTTGTTCGGGGTTGCAATTTCAAGTGCTGGCACTGCTCGGCACGGGTGTTTCCTTCGGACGGTGTTCACAGATACATGTCGAAAGAAACATGGGAATCTATGTTCAAAGTCGTCGCCGAGTGTACGCCGAACGGTCGTCTCGAACTTGGACAATGCGGAGAACCAACTTTGCATCCAGAATTGTACGAGATGATCGAACTTGGAAGGAAAGTGAGTCCAACTACGCAGCAATTGATTCACACGAACGGTTCGAATGTTCTTTCTGGAAAAGTTTCACTGGGCAAGATGTTCGACGCTGGATTGAATGTCATCGTGTTTGACGTGTACAGCAAGAAGGATTGGTTCATTGATCTTGCCAAGAAGAGCGGTGCTGAATGGTATCTGTACGACGACCACAAGATCGGCAGTCCGAACCACCGCAATGCATGGTCGTATGCAAACGATCCGGACATGAAGCTCGTCGTGATTCGCGATTGCCCGGAAAAGAGAATGCGCTGGCGCAAATTCGGGAGAATGAGCACCTTCTTGAACCACATCGATTGGAAAGAAGCCATGCCAAAGGGCTTGGTGCCCGTCCGCGAGTCGTACGAAAGAAAATGCACCATACCCATGCGTTTTTCCACCGTCGATTATGAAGGCAACTATCTGTTTTGTTGCATTGACTTTTTGTGCGAGAGCGGCGGATTGCTCGGCAACGTCAAGGATGGGCCGGAAGGTTTCAAGAAGTATTGGTTCGGTGAATTGATGCAGAGCATCCGCAAGCGTTTGCACAACAAGGACAGGGCAGGAATTCCATATTGCAGTCAATGCAATTGTGCATTCAGCAAGTGTGATTGGACGGGCATGTGGCCGGAAGGTTCATTTGATGGTTGGTGGGACGGCAAGAAGTGGAACGAAATTGTTGATGATTCTGGAGTATTCGCTGACGGGTGGAAGAAAAAAGAAGCAAAGGAAAGTCTCCTGCCGACGAAGGACGAAGAACAAGAAGTGCTCGAGAAATCGAGTGACATCATCGTGCCCAGCACGATTGCTGCTCAGCGCGATCGGAATCGAAAGAGATTCGGATTGAAATGAATGTCAACTTGTTGAAAGATGTACTGAACGCAAGGAACAAAGAACTCCACCAATTGTTCTTGGATGCATGTGGAGAGGTCGAAGGGATTGACGTTTCCGTCGTTGCTGAAATGTCGGACATCTTGGCCAGAAAATACATGCGCAGGAAATTGAGTTCGGAGGAAGAGAAGCGTGTTGAAAGGTACGAGAACAGGTGGTACGACTCGTTGGAAGCTGGAAAGCCCGATTATGGAGTGTACGGAGAAGACAGCTACTTGTCGGAAACATGGGCTTGCTGGAGGATTTATTCCAGGGGGTATTTGAAGGGGATCAATCACCAGAAATCCCTGGACAACAAGAGCATCGTTGACGACCTGTCTGCTGTGAAAACGGTGATTGATGTTGGATGCGGCATCGGCTTTACGACTGCTGGACTCAAACAATTGTTTCCAAACGCTGATGTTGTTGGCACAAACATCGAGGGCTCGAAACAAATTTCAATCGCTCGTATAATGGGAAGAGGCGTGGGTGTTTCAATCGTTGACAGCATCGATGGTTTGAGAAAGGGTGGTTTGGTTTTTGCTTCTGAATACTTCGAGCATTTTGAAGAACCGTTGACTCATTTGGAATAAATCTTGGAATTGGAACCGGTGGCCATGATCGTTGCCAATGCTTTTTCTGGTCGATCGGTTGGACATTTTCCAACGTACAAGTTGAAAACCGTTGGCGGATTGGGGCTGTCTTCTCCGGCGGTTCCGGGCAGAATGGCACAGCGTGAATTCAACAAGACGATGCGGTTGCATGGTTACGAGCCGGTATCGACTCGCTTGTCGAACAACAGACCTGCTTACTGGAGGAAGGCTGGATGAACCGGGAAGAAATGGCGGAATGTTTTCAACCGCGAACCAGCATGGCTGAAAAACGCAGGAAGCAAAAAACCGAAAGTCTTCTCGGTCTTCCACCGGCGTGGCAGATTCATTGGGGAGGCATGCCCTCGTGTGTCAATCGATACATGATGCCCCATCAGACTCTCAAGGTTCATTTCCGGTGTCCCGAAGACAGGGATGAATTCGCACGGATGATCGGACAGAAGATCGGC